CGGATGAGATCACCACCTCGGATGACCTCGTGCGCGCACTCGCGGAGACGATCGATCGGCGGGTGCTCGAGGCTGCACTCGCCGCGGCCAGCTAGACGCCGGCCTCACGGAGTACACGCTCGGCCCACCGGCGCCCCGGAGTCCCACCCCACAAGCCCCACGCAATCGCGGCCGGGCTGTCCGGGTCCGTGCGCCGGGCTTCGCGCTCTTCCTCGGTGTCATGCCGCGCGAAGAAGGACCGCATGCGCTTTATGGTCGCCAAGGTGAGGTTGCGCCCGTTTACGAGGTCGCGAGCACGGGCCACGCCCACCGCGGTGCCACCTGGGCGCTGGGTGGTGCGGGCGCGCTCGCGGCGGAGCTCGAGCGCACGGGCGGCGGCTTTCCTGACTTCCTGCGGTGGGACTGGCATGCGGCCTCTGTAGGCTGGAGGTGTTACAGTGTGACGCGGGGGGACTCATGCCGCGCCGACCATTTATGCACCATTGTATCCGCGCCGCGGCCGAGGCGAAGGGGATCACCATCGCCGAGGCATGCCGCGAGGCCGGGGTCCACCGCGCCGACGCGCATCACGGGTCGATGAACAGTGACCGCGCCCGCGCACTGGCCGACGTGCTCGGCATCGAGGCCACCGACCTGCTCGAGGCCTTCCGCGCGGACGAGTACGCCAAGGCCGACGCCCGCGTAGCGGTGTGGTGGGGAGAGTGACCCACGCGCCACGCATGGCGCTTGCGCTCGGCGTGTGGCTCGTGCTGTCGATGATCGATGCCTGTCTCGTCGCGTGGCTCACCGACCTGCACCCGCGGGATGCGGCCGTCATTGTCGGGTCGGTGTGGCTCGTCGTGGTGGCCGCCGTTGACCCGGGCGCGGTGGACCACACCGGGATGCTGGGCCAGCTCGCCACGCGGCTGATCGCCTATCCGGCGCTTGTGCTGCTCGGCGTGACGGCGGATCGGGTCTTCGGGTGAACGCGGAGATCGCCGCCATCCTCGAGGCCGCCCGCTCGCGACCGCTGGCTAGCTTCGTGCCGTCCGAGAGCTTCGCGCCGCTACTCGACAGGTCCAACCGGCTGATCTGTTGCCGCGCCGCGAACCGGGTGGGGAAGTCCCGTCACGCGGCCTGGGTATGCGTCCGAGAAGCCATCGAGCTCCCCGATCAGCTCGGCCGACCGGCGCGGATCCGAGTCGTCGGCCCGAACCGCGCGCAGGTATCGCAAGTGATCGGCCGGTACATCGCCGAGTTTGCCGCGGGCCACCTGTCGGATCGGAGCTGGTACGATGGCCGAGGATGGAATCAAAACACCATCCTCTTCGCGAACGGATCGAGCATCCAGCTCAAGAGCATGGAAGACGACCCGCAGACGCACGCGGGCGACGAGTGCGATCTCGTGGTCATTGACGAGGTGCCGAAGCGCTCGCACTTCGCGGAGAATCTCGCGCGGATCGGCTCACTCCGCGGTCGAATGATCCTCGTGCTCACTCCGGTGGACCGCCCGTGCCAGTGGCTCCGGGAGATGGTCGAAGCGGACGGATCACCGTGGATGCAGATCGTGGCGCCCTTCTCGCACGCTACCTGTCCGTGGTACAGCGCCGAGCAGGTCGAAGAGCACGTCCAGAACATGAAGGCGAGCCCGTGGCAGTATGCCCAGCGCATCGAGGGCGCCTGGGAGGGCGTGTCGGATAACCGCATGATCTCCGGCTTTACCGACGATTGCGTGATCACCGATGACCCCACCGGGGAAGTCGACCTAGCCCTGTCCTTCGACCACGGGATCCTAGCCGGTAAGACCGTGGCGCTACTCTGGGCGCAACGTCGCACGGGGCAGACCTGCATCGTGGACGAGTGGCTGTCCCCGTCTGCGGTGACGCCGGAGGATGTCGCCCAGGCGGTAGACCGCATGCTCGGCCGCCACGGGTTCACGCTGTCAGAGGTCGCGCTGGGTGTGGGCGATGTCAACGTCAGCGGCCATACCGGATTGCACATCAATCGCGAGCTGGAGGCCGCGTTTCAGCGCATCGCCAGGCGAAGCCGGCCGCCGTTTCGGATCGTGTTTCCGTACAAAGGCCAGGGCTCGAGGTCCTACGGGGTGCGGCTCGTCAACTATGCCTGTCTCCGCGGCGATCTCAAGGTGCATGCGCGGGCGGTGCAGACCATCGACGCGCTCAAGCATTGGGAAGGGCGCAAGGTCGGCGGTGACGCGCTATTGTCGGATCGCATTGACGCGGTAAGATACGGGGCAGTCAAGCTCCACGGCCAGCGGAAGATCTACGCCGGCCTGCGCTTCACGTAGGGGGGAACATGCACTCACCACCGAGAGCACCGGATCAAGCGACCGGCCGCCGCTGGATGGAGTCGCGGCGTCGGCGTCGGTTGCTCGAGGGGGTGTGGAAAGAGGAGCTCCAGCGGGCCATCGAGCGCGCGATCGGACCAAACAAGGCGGCGATCTGGGGTGAGCCGGATCTCTCGAAAAACGTGCTTCGGTCTATCGTTCACCAGCTCTCCACCCTCTACAATGTGCCGGCCACCATCGGCCACGATGACCAAGCCGCCGCGGATGCGATGGCGGACAGGCTCCACACCGCGGGACTCTGGGAGATCATGCAGGGCTTCTCGCCGCTGATCATCGGCCAGCGCGAAGGCCTCGTGCGGGCCGAGGTGGTCGAAGACCCGGGCCACGTCGGCGAAGGTCCCGCGCCGCGCCTGCTACTGGTGCGCGTGGCACCGGCGGATCTGGTGTCCGTGGAGGCTCACCCCGACGCGCCCGATATGCCGATCAAGGTCTGCGAGTATCGCGTCCGGGCCGATCACAAGGGGGAGCCCCGGTGGTATCGCGACGTGTTCGACCTCACGGACCCGGCGGCGCCGTCTTTCCGGGTGGAGGACGAGGACGGCCGCGAGGTCGGAACGGACCTGGGGATCCCGCCTGTCGAGGGCGATGCCTACCGGGCGATGTGGAGCACCGCGGACGGTCGGCCCTTTATCCCCGGCGAGTGGTATCACGCGCAGCGCACCGGCAAGATCGCCGATCCCTACTTCGGCCGGGAGCTCGTGGACGGCACCTTGACGGTCGCGATGCTCTGGACCTTTTGGGGTCACATGGTGCGCGATGCCTCGCACCCGCAGCGGTACGCGGTGGGCACCGCGCCGGCCTCGGCGAACAGTCACGAGGGATCGGGCATGCAATGGATCGAAACCGATCCGTCGAGCCTCCTCCGCTTCGAGGCCGATCCGGGTGTGGCGGTGCAGATCGGCCAGTTTTCGCCGGGCGGTGACCCGGTGCAGCTCGGCGCCGCCATCCGCGACTATGCGAGCGACCTTGCCACGGACTTCGACATCTCGCCGTCCGACCTCCAGCGCGCGAACGGAGACGCCCGATCGGGCTTCGCGATCTCACTGACGCGCGAGGGGATGCGCCACGCCCAGCGCCGGTATGAGCCTTCGTTCAATCGCCATGACACCGCGCTCGTGAGCAAGATCGCGGCCATGCTGAACCGCGCCGGTGCGGCCGACCTGCCGGAGAGCGGGTATCGCGTGGCGTACCATGGCCTACCGTTGTCGCTGGAGGAACGGCGGATGGCGCTCGAGGAGCACGAGAAGCGCCTCGAGCTAGGCATCGCGTCCCGCGTTGACCTGCTTATGCGCCTTGACGGGATCAGCGAAGACGAGGCACGGCGCCGGCTGATCGCCATCCGTCAGGATGCGGCACTCTGACACCACCCACCCCGGAGCACACCATGAGCGATGAGGAAGGCGCCCAGGCGCCGCAGATGGTCCCGCTAGACCGACTGAATAAGGCGATCGAGGCTCGAAAGGCCGCCGAGAGCAGGGCGAAAGAGTACGAGGCACGGATCGCCGAGCTGGAGCCGCTGGCCGGCACCGCGGAGCAGCTCCGGGAGAAGCTCGCCGCGACCGCGAAGAGCCACGCCGACGAGATCGCCCGCCGTGACTCGCAACTGTCCTTTGTGCGCGCGGGCGTCGATGACGAAGAGATCCAGACCGTGCTTCTCGACAGGTGGCGCGGCATGGATGCGAAGGACCGCCCGACCCTGGGTGAGTGGCTGGCGGAAGGCGCACGCGAGGACAAGATCGCGTCGCGATTCTTCGCCGAGGCCGCCGCGGCTGCCGAGGCCTCCGCACCGGCACCGACACCGGCCGCCGCACCCATCGCCCGCACCAATGCCGGCGCGGCACCGACGCCACCGGCCGCCCGGGAGATGGACCGGGCGACCTACTATGAGCGACTCCAAGCGGCGCGGACGCCCGCCGAGAAACGCGCCGTGATGGCCGAGTACATGGCCCAGCGTTGACGCCGGCGCCGATCTGGCGTATGGCGAGAGTAGGCCTCGGGTGGCGGTCGTAACCGTGTCGGGCTTGGCGCATCGACTCACCGGCGTAACTGGTTGGCGCTGAATCACGACTCACACCACCACCAATAGAGGTGACACGATGTCAGCTATTCTTCACTCGTCCCTCGAGACCGATCTCCGGCTCGCGGACCTGATCGCGGGCGAGGTGCAGATCCTCCTCGCGGACACCTTCTCGATCCGCGACGTGCCGGGCGCGCTGCTCAACCTGGGCAGCATCAACGGCCGCGGCTCGGATACCATCCGCGTCCCGCAAATGCAGATCGACGCTCTCTCCGCCACGGCCGCCGAAAACACGAGCGTGGCAAACACCGCGCTCACCGACTCGAGCTTCACCTGCGCCGTGGTTCGCCACGCGCTCGTGCGTGAGCTCTCGGACCTCGCGAACATGACCGCCCGCCTCCCCGGCGATGCGGACATCGTGGGCCTGGCTCGCACGATGGTCGACGGCACGAATCAAGCGTTCATGGACTCGCTTGCGGCGACCATGGCGACGCTCTCCAGCTCGGTCGGTTCGACTGGCGTCAACCTGTCGGTTGATAACTGGTATAGCGCCGTCGCTACCCTGGAGATCGCGAGCAACCGCGGCCCGTTCTTCGCCATCCTGCACCCGCAGCAGTGGGCGGATCTCCAGTCCTCGATCCGCGCCGAGTCCGGTGTCGTCGAGATGCGCGCCGACCACGCCGAGGCCGTCGGGATCAAGGGTCAAGGCTACGTCGGGTCCTTCCTCGGTGTTGACATCATGGTGTCGAGCCGCGTGGACACCGCGAACGCGGCCGCCGACCGCTCCGGTGCCATGTTCGCCGCGGGCTGCTTCGCCTACGCGACTGGCACCCCGGTCGCCGTCCCCGGCGCGATCATGTCGCAGCCTACGGATATGCTCACTGTCGAGATCCAGAGGCCCGATAGAAGCGCCTCCAGTCTCATCGTCGGCCATAGCTACTTCGGCACCGCGCTCGCCGAGGATGCCCGCGGCGTGTCGATCGTGACCGACGCCTAGCACTTGGGCCGCCCGGGCGCCTCGGTTCCTGCCGGGGTGTCCGTTGCGCCTGGGTGTGCCCCCTTTGCGCACTCACCCCGGCAAACCTTCACCCCGGATCACACCATGCCTTCATTTGACCGAGATCGATTCCGAGTCGTCAAGCCCGACAGCTCCCGCGCCCTTCCTATCTCCGCGGGCCATCGTTGGATCTTCGCCCATCACCCGCTGTCCTGGGAGGTCGCCGACATCGACGGCGCCGCGCGCTGGGTCCCGAAGCTGCGCCGCATTCCGGTGGTCCCAGGCGCTAACGGAGTCCGCAAAGGTGGCGACGATCGAGAGATGCTGTACGCGCTTCAGCGGAACGGGTGGACCGTCATCGAAAACGGCGGCGCGGCCGGCGTCTATGCAGACGAGTGCATCGCCCGCAATGGCACGGTGTGGCTCGATCGGTGGTGTACGCCCCATGAGTTTGCGCCCGGTCGCGTCAAGATCCGCCGCACCGATGCGCAGCGGGAGGAATACGAGCGCTGGTGCGCGGATCTGGTGGATGCCGGCGCACTCCCAGAGCCCGATCCGGTGCTGCTCGAGGAGGTGTGCGAGCGGTACGAAGACACGCACATTCGCCGCCACCTGTCGCGGGAGATGGAACCGAGCATCGCCCGCAAGCTGGAGCGTGCCCGCGCCACGCTCGCGAAGATGCGCGAGGCATCGCTGCGCGCCCCAGAGCCCGCCGAGAAGCCAAAGCGCCGCCGCGCTAGCGCCGCCAAGGGGGACGCATGAGCGACAGCCGCAAGCAAGTGGACAGCCTAGCCGGTAGGATCAAGGCATCGCAACCGCACCTCTCCCACCGGCAGGTGATGGACCGGGCGCGCGAGACGGTACGCAAGATCGAAAAGAAGAAGGGGTAAGCCATGGCGCTCGTCGGTCGCATCGGACTTCCCGCGATGATCGAGCGCGGGCGCGATACTTCCCTGTCGTTCACGGTCACCGACGCCGACGGCGCGGAGCAGACCGCCACTGCGGCGACCGTCACGATCTACGATGGCGGGGAGACGATCGTAGACGCGGCCAGCGCGACCACCCTGGGACCGCCCGCGGCCTACACGGTCACGGGTGCGAGCACCACGGATCGCCCACTGTCCGCGGAGTGGCTCGCGGTGTGGACCATGACGATCGGCGGGACGGTCTACACCTTTAGGCAGCCGGCCTACCTCGTGCGGCACATCCTGTATCCGACCGTGACCGACGACGACCTGACGGCGCTTCACTCCGACCTCGATGCGCTGCGCGACTCGGCGAACATGACCACCTTTGAGCCTTTCAGGACACAAGCCTGGGAGAGGATTCAACGGAAGATGATCGCCAAGGGCAATCGGCCCGCGCTCGTGATGGACCCGTGGGCACTGCGCGACCTTCACGTCTTCGCTTCGCTCGAGCTGATCTGGCGGGACTTCGCGAGCAGCCTGGGAGATGACCGATACCGCGAGCTGGCGGACTACTACAGCACCGCGCACGCGAGCGAGTGGGATAGCCTCGTCTTCCGCTATGACGAGGACGAGGACGGGCGGATCAGCTCCGACGAGCGCCGCACCGGGAGCCCGGTGATCTACCTCAATCGCCCGATCTGGGAGCCGTCCAAGTGGCGACGCTAGCCAATGCCCTCGAGGCCGTCCGCGACCGCATCGAGGCGGAGACGAGCCTAACGCGGTCCCGCACCGTGGAGACGCTCCGCACGCTACCGGACCACCTCCAGTCCGGGAGCTTCGCGGCGTGGCCGTCGCGCACCACCTCGGCCGGCGAGCTGCGCCCCGGGGATGGGTCGCTCATCGTGACGGATGAGATCGAGATCGAGCTATGCCAGCGCATACGGACGGCCGACGAGATCGGCAGCCTGGACACACTCCTCGCCTCGGCGCGCGATGTGCGGATCGCGGTGACCGCTCCCGGATGGTGGCGGACACACGGCATTCAGTGTATCCAGTACACGAGCGAGCGCAGGACGCGTCAGGGGGGATGGCTCCTGTCGACCCAGGTGTACCGGCTCACTCGGCAGGGTAGCGCGGCATAATGGCGCCCCGGCAGTCCGTCTCCCTGTCCTCGATGGCTGCCGGGGTCGCTTATGGCCGTTGATGTCACGATCGAAGGCACGGGGGGCGGCAGCCCGGAAGAGGTGGTCGAAATCGTGCTGGGTCTTGCGACGGAGCTGGCCCGGGACGAGCTCGAGGCGATCTGGCCGGTGGGACCGCGGCGCCCCGATCGGCCGCACTCATACACGCTGTTTCGCGCGGCCGGCTTCCAGGTCATCAACGACGCGCCGTATAGTCAGTGGGTCCACTACAAAGGCGATCCGACGCTGATTATCGACGTGACCGCGCCGCGTGTCGCCCAGGAGGCCGTCGATCAAGCCATCCGCGCGACGGAGGCAGAGCTAGGTGACACACTAGACGCGGCGGTATACGATATTCTCCGTGAAACCCTCGGGAGGTAGGCGATGGCCGAGACGACTGTGATCAAGACCAAGTGCGACGGCACGATCGTCCTCTCGGATGGGACGAGCCCCTCACCGCTGACGTATACCGTCGCGCTCGAGGCCGGCGACCTGTCGGTGACCCCGCTGCGCTTCAGCTATACGGACCTCATGGACCGCTGCGAGCTGGTTGGAAGCCGCAAATCAGGCGTCGAACCCGGATCGATCTCATTCAGCGTTCACATGCGCCAGTTTACCGGCGGCACCGACGGATCGATCATCGACTTCCTCGAGGGCACCGGCGCCTACTCCGCCCGCCTGTCGACGGATAGCGGCGAGTTCGAGGGGAATGTGCTTCAAGTGGCGCTCACGGTCGAAGGCACCGACCACGGCGACAGCGCCGACCATGTGATCACCTTCCCGAAGTGCCGCCTCTTTTGGGACTTTGCCGAGGGTGAGCCAAACACGCTGAACATCACTGGCACCGTGCTCGCCGCGCCGACCATCACCGGCCCGTCCTAGCCACCGCGGGCGGCTTGTAGCCCGCACACCCCGGAGACAACATGACACCCCGCACCACGGCACCACCGCCGGATAGGTGGCCCTTTCTGCGCGCCGCTGACGAGTCCTGCGACTGGATACGGATCCCGACCCCTGGAGAGATGCAGGACGCCCTAACGGGCGGTGACGGCCTGACAGGCGCCGCCAAGGTGGAATACCAACTCGGCGCGTTCATCCTGATCGCGTGGCGGTCTACCGTCTTCGCCCTCGAGGCCGACGACCCCCGCGGCGTGTATCGGGAGCTCCACGAGGCCGGATGGCGCATCGAGCGGATCAGCGATCTCGCCACGGTCATTATGGAGGCCTTCAAGGCCGCCCACACGAGCGAAGAGCAAGTCGAGGCCGCCGAGGCTTTTACCAGCGCCACCCCGCCGAGCGTCTAGCAGACCTGATCGAGGTTACCTGGCTGGGTGGCGTGGAAGGCGCATTTTGGTCGTGCTCGCCTACCCGCCGCGCGCGTCTCGTGGCACTATGGCGGCACGTGCATAGCGCACCGTCGCAGGCGAGCGCCCCGCGGCATACAGAGGAGCTAGAGGCGGCCGACTTCGCGAAGCGGATCCGGGATGCCTGGGCGAAGGGGTAGGCCGTGGCGACAGTCATCGTAAACTTCGAGGGGAACGCGGATGCACTGTTAGACGCGCTCCGCGGTGTCGGTGACGAGTCCGAGCGCGCGGCCGGAAAGCTTGAGAAGACCACCGAGGCCACCGAGGACGCCGATCGGTCTTTCGCTAGGACCGCCGGCACCGCTGGCAAGTTTGCCGCCGGTCTACTCGCCGCCGGTGCGGCGTCGGGTGTGTTCCTCCAGGGACTAGCCGATCAGATCAATGCACTAGGCGATATGAGCGCCCGCACCGGGATCGCATCCAGCACGCTCGCCGGCCTCGAGGTCGCCGCGAAGATGAGCGGCCAAGAGCTATCCGATCTAGAGGGTGTGCTCCGCAAGGTCGCCGCGGAAGGGCTCGATCTAGAAGAGACGGTCGCGCAGATCCAAGCCATCCCCGATCCCGCGGAGCGCAGCGCCACCGCAATGAAGCTGCTCGGCGAGGAAGGCGGACGGCTTGTGCAGGCGCTCGGCGACACGAGCGTGCAGACCTTCGAGCAGTTCGCGCGTGAGTTTGGGACCGCCACCGGGCCAGAGGCCGCCGCGGCGGCGGCGCGATGGCAGAAAGCGATCGCGGGTCTGGAGACGGTGATCGCCGGCTTCCTGACGGGACCGGGGAGCGGGCTCCTGGACTTCGGGACCACCTTCGTCGAAAACTTCACGATCGGGTTTATCGTGCTGGAGAGCACGCTCTCGGCCGCGATCGGTAGCATCCTGATCGACTTGCAGAACCTCGGCGGCGCGCTGTCGCAGCTCATGGCCGGCGACCTCGCGGGCTTCGCGGAAACCATGGGAGAGATCAACGGCCCCGCGGAGATGCTCGGCGATGCTCTCGACTTTGCGGCCCAGGGCTTCGAGGAAGGCACCTCCCGCGCCGCGGATTATGTCGCGATGCTCGGCGGCTATCTTGTGCCGACCACCACGAACCTCACGACGGTGACGGATCAGGCTACCGAGGCCGTCGATGACCTCGGCAGCGCGCTCGATCAGATCAGCTTCAAGCAAACGCCCGATGACATCGTGGATGTGGGCGCCGCCTTTAGGGAGGCGAACCGGAACGCTCGCGACTTCTTCGCCACCCAGGAAGACGGCGCAGAGACGGCCGAAGAGGCCATGACGAAATATGAGCGCGCAGTCGAGGCCGTGACCAAGGCCCTCGGCGGTGTAGCGGCGATCTCCGGCACCGTGAGCAGCTTTGCCTCGGCCATGGGAGACGCCTTCCTCGCATTCGGCAAAGACGCCGAGAAGGCCGCGCGCATGGCCTTCGCCGCGAACAAGGCCGCGGGCATCGCTGACGCGGTGGTCAAGACCGCGCAAAGCATTATGGCGGCGCTTACCATCCCGGCGCCGGTCGGCCCCGTGCTCGCCGGTGTGAACGCCGCGACAGGCGCACTCCAGATCGCCACCATCGCGGCGACCACCTTTGACGGCGGGGGACCTACGCCCCGCGCGCCCGGTGCGGGTGCAGGTGGTGCGGGCGGCGGTGGTGCTACTCCCGCGCCGATGACCAAGCCCGCGAGCACGGAACGTGGCCCGGCCTTCCGCGGTGGTGCGGCCTACCGTCACCGCGACCTCGATATAGTGGCGGCGGATGGCGGATACCCCGGGTCGGCCTTCGACCTCGCACCCGCTCGCCGCGGCCAGCGCCGCTATAGGGACTAGCATGGC